AGCAGACAGGATGTTGCTGAGCTTATCTTAAAACAACCACATCACGGGGATTTGCAATGACAAGCGTAAACACAGATGATTTTGCACCAGAGGTACGTAATGCAGCATGGTGGTCAAGTGACAGCCGCCTAGCAGCTAACGGTCGCGCTGCTGACGCAATCCTAGTTAAGCAAGGAAAGAAGGAGCCGCCTGATCTATCTGAGGTGGAAGAAGTACAAATGGGTAAGGTGATGGAGCCAACTATTGCCAGACTATTTCAAGACAAGCACAAGATAGAACTCAAGGACGCTGACTATGTTCTTTCGCATAAGACTGAACCGTGGCTTAAATCTCATTTTGATTACGTCTCAGCAAATGGACGAATACTCGTTGAATGCAAAAACTACAACGCTGGCGTTTTGTCTAAGTTCGACGAAGAAACAAACATGGTTCCTGCTGCTGATATGGCGCAACTCGTACACGAAGCTACCTGTCATAACGTGGATGAGATTTATCTTGCGGTCTTGTTTGGAGGACAGAAGTTCAGAACATTCCACTTCACTATCACGCAGGAGATGAAGGATGAGCTTATCAAAGAGATGGCAAAGCTTTGGGCAATTGTCGTATCGAATGCCGAGCCGCAAGCTAGTGATGTTGAATCAACCAAGCTTATCTGGCCTACTTCGAGTGAGGAGATCGCAACTGCTACTGGCGCGGTGGAACAAGCTTGTTCTGTCCTTAGTGAATACAAGGCACGTATTAAACAGCTTGAAACCGAAGCGGAGAAGGTTGAAGTTGCGATTAGGGAATACATGGGTACGAAAGGTGCGCTGGTTAGCGTGGATGGAAAGACGCTTGTAACGTGGCGTAACTCTAAAGCAAGCATGAAGTTCTCAGGCGAATTATTTAAACAGGCTATGCCAGACGTTTATCAAAAGTTTGTGGTTGAAGTAAATGGTTCACGTAGGTTCTTACTTAAATAAAGGGGATGAGATGAAAGCTTTTCCAACACCAAGCCAACAAACTGAACAGGGCATGGACTTGCGTGATTATTTTGCAGCACAAGCTATGCAATCGTTACTGTGGAGTCCTGATGCTAATTTAAATTCTAAAGATGATGTTTGTACAGCAGCTTATGAATATGCAGATGAGATGATGAAAGCGAGGACACAATGAGCAATATAGTTCCGTATCAAGATATAGAAAAGATGGCAGTAGTTATAGCAAAGTCTGGATTGTTTAACGTCAAGACAGAACAAGAAGCTATGGCGTTGATGCTGATAGCACAGGCAGAAGGATCACACCCTGCTGCGGCTGCGCGTGACTATCACGTTATTCAGGGTAGGCCAGCATTAAAAGCAGACGCAATGATGGCTAGGTTCCAGCAAGCAGGTGGGAAAGTAGAGTGGAAGGAATATACAGATGACTGCGTTACTGGTGTTTTTAGTCATCCCGCTGGTGGGTCTTTGTCTGTCACTTGGACTATCGAGATGGGAAAGAATATCGGGTTGGTTAAACCGGGTAGTGGATGGCACAAATATCCTAGAGCTATGCTCAGAGCGCGTTGCATCTCAGAAGGTATCCGATCCGTATATCCCGGCTGTGTCGCAGGTGTTTACACGCCAGAGGAAGTACAGGACATGGAGCCGCCAAAGCACCATCAGGAAGTTGACATGGGTAAAGCGGAAGTCGTAGTTGAGGAAATAAAGAAAGCGAAAGAAAGAAAAGAAGGTGAAGTTTTTTTGCCGCTGTACGTACCGGGGATAGAGGAGCCGTTCAGCGAGTCCACGGATTTAGCAGAGTGGGAGATTTCTTTTCACGACATGGTTCACAAAATAAAGGCAAGCCAAAAGCTTACTAGCGATGTCAAACGCGAAAAGCTAAAGATGCTTAAAGATGCAAACGGTGAAGTGATAGACACACTAGACGCGCCTACCAAAATGAAAGTAATGGCGGCTGCAAATTCTCTGGAGGAAGTATGAAGAACCACAACGAACGCCCCGGCAAGGGAGTGTTATTTACTAACGACAAACGTAAGACAGACACACAACCTCACCTTAAAGGTGGCTTCACTGCTGACAGAGACATTAAAGCAGGTGAGTGGGTCAAGCTTGCAGGATGGCGCAAACCTACTCCGGTAGGTGAGCTTATATCACTGGCACAGGATAACTTCATGCCTGATCCAAACTACAAGAAACCTACTGAGGGCAGCACAGTAAGAGAGTACAGCCCACACAGAGATGAAGAAATCCCATTCTGATGGCTGCTAGTCGCTCACCCACACAACGAAGCCTTGAGTATTTAAGAGAGCAAGGCTACCACTGCGAAGTAGTAGAGAAGTGGAATTCTTTTACCAAACAAAGGAAGGACTTGTGGGGGTGGTGCGACATTCTAGCTATACGTAAGGATGAAGTTCTAGCGGTACAGGTAACGGCTTCTGCTGTTGCTAACCGCATAAAGAAGATTCAAGAATCGACCACGGTTGCGCTAGTTAGAGATGCTGGTATCAAAATTCATGTACACGGCTGGCGTAAGAACAGTAAAGGCAGATACGTCATTAGAGTGGAGGATATATCGTGAATGCTGCAAATTTTGATAAGTCTGAACGATTACAGAAAGTAGCAAATCTTTTGGGGCGGGGAGGGGAATACACAACCCTAGACATTATCCAGAAGGCAGGAGTGTGTGCAGTCAATAGCATTATTTCAGAACTCAGAGCTAACGGTTACAGCATTGACTGTCAGCGTAGAGCAGACAAATGGTTTTACAGGATGAACAAATGAAGCCAATTACTAAAGATCGTATCGAAGAAAAGATTGAGCGCATCACTGAAAGTGGCTGTTGGATTTGGATGGGGGCAACTACGGTCAGAGGATACGGTCAACTTCTAAGCAACAACAGAAAGTTTTATGCTCACAGAGCAAGCTATGAAGCCTTCATTGGTGAGATACCAAAAGGTATGTATGTTTGTCATGCTTGTGACAATGTTTATTGTGTTAATCCAGCACACCTTTTTTTAGGCACTCAAAAGCAAAACCTTGAGGATATGGCAAGAAAAGGACGCAGCACGATTGGAGAACGGAATCCAATGGCTAAATTGAAAGAAGAAGACGTACAAAAGATTAAAGCCGAAATTGATTATGGTCTTTCAAATTCAGATATAGCTATAAATTATTCGGTGTCTCGCCAAACAATAAACAATATTAGAAACGGAAAGGCTTGGAATCATGTCTAACATAAAAGTTTTCATTTCGACACCTATGTACGGAGGCCAGTGTTACGGCTTCTACGCTCAGAGCTTGCTACAGCTTAATAATCTGTTACGAGATAACAATATAGAAAGCATGATGTCATTCATGTTTAACGAGAGCTTGATTACTCGCGGCAGGAATGCACTAGCACATGGCTTTATGAAGACAGATTGCACACATCTATTCTTTATTGACGCAGACATACAGTTCCATGCTCCTGATGTTCTGCAAATGATTGAAGAAGACAAGGATGTAATCTGTGGAATCTATCCTAAAAAAGAAATTGATTGGAATGGTATCAAGAATGCAGTAGATGCTGGAGTACCTGTAGAACATCTGAAATACTTTACGGGCGCTTTTGTGGTCAACCTTAAAAATTATGAAGGTTCTGCCACTGTGCCTGTTGATAAGCCCGTAGAGATATGGAATGGCGGCACTGGATTCATGTTAATTAAACGTGAAGTGTTTGAAAAGCTAAAGCCAATAGTGCCGTGGTACGTCAACGATGTTCTTGATCTGTCTGGAACTATGGGAGCAGAACAAATCAGCCAGTATTTTACTGAAAGTATAGAGCCAGAAACTAAACGACTTCTGTCTGAAGACTATCATTTCTGTAAGACATGGCGTGATAACGGTGGTGAGATATGGGGAGCACCGTGGGCAGGTCTGACGCATATAGGAACCTACGCATTCGATGGCAAACTACTACCAGCACCATAAGGAGATAACATGATTGAAGGTACACCCACACAAAGACCATTCTTTGCTTTGTTCGATCACATTATGGAAAAGCATAATCTAAAGAACGATGCGAGACTTTATGAATTCTTTGATAAAAAGATGAGTAGGCCAGACATATCTAAGTTTCGTCATCGCAGAAAGAAAATGGGAGCTGGTCACATTCTCTTGATACATGAGAAATTAGGTATGCCCGTTGCTGACATACGTAGTTTTTTAGAGCAGGAGTAACTATGGAAGCCTTCACCATCATTACGTTTATTGGTGGCTTCCTAGTTGGGGCTGGTATTGCTACAGCAGTTATCTTCGGCTTTTTCTTTTGGCTGTTTTCGCGGAGCGAATAAATGACTGAGCCGTGGGGGCGCCTTTGCTCCCCGGCTGTCTCATTCTCTCACCGCTGCCAGCTTTGATACGCTGACGTTTAGCATGGATGTTTGCGTATAGTCCGGGTTTCATCGGCATTTCCATCTCCGCATAGATGCTCTAGCGCGTTCTGAATTCTTAGCTGTCTTAACAATTGCGCCCATCCTTGCACAGAAGGATGCTCGTCTGCCAGCCTCAGACTTGCTAGGCTTGCTGGTAGTCACTGGAGGCTTGAGATTGCTTCCTGTCTCACGATTGTACTTAGCCCTACCCTTGGCAGTTAAGCCAGCACCTTTGCTTGCTGGTAGCTTCTCACCACGGCCTACAGCTAAACTAGGATTCTTAGGCATTAGTAACTCCACACAGTAGGACGGTTAGGGCTAGTAGTTAGATCAACATGAATAAATCTTCCTGCGCCTTTCTGCTGTACACCTATCCCTGTAAATTCTAACTCCATAGCAAGCGACAAAACCTGATGCGCTTCTGAACCACTAACGCCTATGTCGCAAGCTAAACCTGTAGAGTGCGCCCCCGGAGATGCTTTCTTCGCCTCTATAGGATGTTTCGGGCAACGATAACCTGACGTTATCTTCATTGGTTTCCCGTACTTGTTCCGCAGTAGTTGAAGCTTGTCGAGTAAGCTTTCGTTTATTTCGTTTGCGCCACAATGACTGCAAGAAAACTCCGCAGCGGTAAAGTTAGGGTACTTAGACCAATCTATTTTAGTCACGATTGTCAGATGTAATCATGCCGATCAAACCAGCAATACCAAGACCAGCGGTAACAATAGCCTCAGTCATTGCCGGAGCAATAGGAACACCGATTGCAGTCAGAAACAGAATAGCACCACGCCAAGTAGATGGTTCTTTTGCTCTAGCTAAGAAGTAATATTTCATAGTCCCTCTCCGGGAGTAACGTAAAGCTTCGCATTGTTATGCGGAGCAATAATCCTTAAATATACTGTTTTAGTAGTGCTGCTCTGTGGGCCAGTAAAAACCTTCTCTGTATAAGGAGGAATCGCTACCACCGCAGCGCCAGATTCAGTAGGAATCGTTGCTGTAATATCTGTTGTTTGTCCATACGCAACAAAGACTGGATCATTCTTGTCTGTATTGAAAACAAGATATTGATTCACAGGGCTAACCGCAGTAATAGAAACAACATTACCCTGAGTATTTGCGGTAGCAGCCGTAGCTACAACGCAATTACCCATAGGTTGAAACGCAATATTATTAGCCATCAATAAACCTTTTTCTGGCCTTTCACCATATCAGTCGGGCTATTCTTGCGGTCATCGGAACCGCTAAAACACCACATAGATTGAAAGCCACCTTTAGGCAAAGAGCCAGACTTGTAATATGGATCACCACCAGCACTCATATCAGAAGGCATCTGAGGACGCATTGCCACACCGTTTTGTTGGTTATTCGTTTGATACTTTTTCATCACTTAAACTCCTGTCTTTACGCAAAACCAAAAAGGTAAATATGGAAAAGATAGATAGCGCAGCTAATCTCTCCCACTGCGGCCCCCACATTGCCCACGCAGTCATTCCGCAAACCATGCTTAAAGCTAAAAATACTACTAACCTGCCAGCTAGTACGCTAAGTGCAATTCTGATAATAGAAGTAGCATCCATGAATATCCCCTTATAACAATGGTATTCAAATAATACTACTCATCTTCATCATTTGCAAACCCGCTTCCCCACTCATCATCTGTTAGCTTTAGTTTAATAGCCTCCAGCTTCAAAGCTCGGTCTATGACTTTCATCTTCTCCGTAATGCTGGCGGTAGCATCTGCCATCACTTCCTTCAAAGACTTGCTGATTGCTTCTTCGAGTTCAGGATTTATCCCCTTATCCTTTTTCCTGCTCATCGCATACGACCTCTAGCTTCTTTCTTTGCCTTACGAGCAACACTGTAAGCAATAGCTACGGCTTGCTTTTGAGGCTTGCCGCGCTTCATTTCCTTAGAAATGTTCTTGCTCATAGACTTCTGACTAAATCCTTTTACTAAAGGCATAGCAGTCTCCTAGCGTTTCATCTTACGGTTGCCCATACGCATAGGCATAGAAGGCTTCAGAGTGCGTCCTAGATTCTTCTGAGCTTCAGCAGAGCCACGAACCTCATTCTCGCCAGCACGACGAGTATCGTCTTCCATCTTACGCATTTCATCTTTTGAATAATCTTTACCGTACATCATAATTATCTCTCCATTGAACGAACACCATATACCCCCGCAGCACCAAGTACACCATAACCTAGTACACGAGGAACCATTCTGTTTATTTCCTCTTTTGCAATTCTACTATCATCAACTGCGCTAAGTATGCGATTGGATTGATCCATAATTTCCCGATACTTAGCTTGATTTATTCTACCTTCAGCTAATGCTTTTCTTGCAAATGCGTCAGTAGCGGTAGCAATCTCTTGCGGATTTCTAGCTGTAATCAAATTGGATTGTAAAGTCTCAAAATCCCTAGCAACGCGCATTTGTGTTTCTGCTGCACCACTTTCAGCTTTTGCGGCAGCAGTACGTTCTTGCGCTAACTGCGTTTCAGTTTTAGCCTTCTCTCCAGCAAACTTTGCCCTTCCTGATGCTTGTTGAACTTGAGCAAAATAGTTTTCAAGTAATGGCTTGTTACCAGTGACGTTTAACATTTCGCGGTTATCACGAATGAATGTGCGTATCTTGTCTGGATTACCAGCCAACTTTTCTATTTCATTAGTAAAGTATTTTGCAGCCTCTTTGCTTGCAAACTTAGTATCTCCACCTAGCGCATCTACTAAAGACTGATAACTTTCACGATCCTTAAATACTTTGCCGGGAATGCTTTGTGCAGCAACAGTTGCATAATTAGAGCCACTTCCAGTAAGTTGCTGGCTGGTTAAGGCTTTACCAATTTTGGTAGCAAATACACGTAATGGTTCTGAATCTTTGCGATATTGGTCTATGTATTTACGAATACCGGGAGAAAACTCCTCCATTACTTTCTCTACTTGTTTAGCAATAGTTCCTGCTTGTTGCTGACTAATAGCGTCAAAACCTTCTGCTGGCAAACCATACGACCTGTCGTTTAAGAAGCGCCGTAAATTTTCTAAACTTTCAAAACTAATTTTTCTTCCAATGACAGTACCGCCAACTTCTTGAGTTGGGTCTAAATAACGGCGCAATGACTCTAACTGTTGACGCAATGAACCAACCTCAACATTAGAAAGACCAGTAACAGGATTTGTAATTTCTGTATCTATTTGTTGTAATAAATTTTTATATGCTTGTGTTTGTATTACATTCTGCGGTGGATTAGCCGATTCTTTTTTATAGGCATCAGAAAAAGCTTGTCTTTTATTTTCCGTTACACGCTCACTTCTTGCGTCACGTAATTTTTTGTAAATAGTGTTTGCTGTGTCTTTAATAGTTTGACCAATGCTTTGCTCTGTAGCGGGTATTGCACGCATAGCGCCAGCCTCAACCTGACCAACAGTTCCCGGCATAATTCCAAGCTTTTGAGCGCCTATTTCTGCTTGTCTGCCAGCTTCAGCCTCCGCAATACCAGCTCGTTTGACTGCAGCACCAGATTCTTTTTCAGCAGCAGTAACACGTTTAGCAGCATCATCAGCTAGTTTTCTAGCCATGTTTGCTTCAGCGCCAGATTGTGTGGATGCGTAGCGGCGTAATTCTTCCGCTAAACGCTTTACATCCCCACCAAAAGCACGATTTAAAGTATTTGATAATTTGTCATATCCCGACTTTGCAGCTTGAGCAAGGCTTGGAACGCCTCCAAGTAAAGCGCCAATAGTGCCGCCAGTGATTGCGGCTTCTTCTTTAACAGGACGTATTTGCTCCATTGTTGGAGCTTCTTGCATAAGACCGCTAGTTACCGCACCAGTTGCAGCACCTCCAGCTACACTGCTCCCCAAACGTGCGCCAGCAGATAGCGGAGCAGTACGAGACAAAAGCTTTGAAACAGGTAGGGTTGCAAGTCCAGCACTACCAATAAATTTACCAAGACTTCTGGCTCCAATAGTCCCGCCGGGGCTTATATATTCTGGCCTTGCTTCTATTTGCTGTACTTTTTCTGTAGCAAATTTTTGAATTGGCTCATAAGGAATGCTTTGCATAACACCAAAAGCAGGTAAAGCAGCACCACGAAAGAACTCTTTTGTTTCTTCCATTTGAGATGGTGGCGCTGTTTCAACCTCAGATAGTTTCATAGTCCTTGGCTTTTCTTCACCTACTTCAGATAGCTTCATTACTTGACCTCCTCAACATCAGGATCGTTAGGGTTTGACAAACCAGTAATCCGATACTTTTTATTTCCTTTTGTGATTATCTGATCTATCTGATATGTACCACCAGACGGTTGACCTTGAGTTGTTGGAGCTTGATTGTTTCCACCATAAGTTTGTTCAAAATTAACTTGGCGTAATTGCGGCACACGATAACCAGCCGATTCATACTGCATAGTTTTTTGACGGGCAGTAGCATCAGAATAATCGGCTTGATCGCGCAACATAGTTTTAACTGTTTCTGCGCTGTCAGATGGTTTTGCAGTAAAGCTTTGGAAATTTTTAAGCTCATTACCTGTAAGCGTAGCGCCAAATAAAGCATGACGATTAGGAGCTTGTAATCGGTTATACCTAGACCACCAAGAAATAGCTTCTTGAGCTTTTTTACCACCTAAACGTCTAGTTGCTTCAAGTTGTGCTTCAGCACCAAAACCAAGCAACCCCATGCTTGCAAATTCAGGCTTAAAGTCTTGCTCTAACTTTTTAAGAGAATCAGACAGCGAACTTAAACCTTCTACAGCAGACACTTCTTTTGCTGGCAACGGTTTACCTGCGCCACCACCAGTTTTCATTTCTGCCATTTGTAAACGCAACGCACGACTTTCTGCGCGATCACGCATTTGTTCTTTTAGTTGACGCTCTTTAAATTGACGTTCTTCTTCTTGCTTGTAAAAATCATTTTTTCTTTTATCTAACGTAGTAACGTCTGAATTCAATTGGTCTAGCGTTTTTAATGCTTCTAACGAACCTTGCTTTTTAAGCTTTGCCTCTAGAACTGATGACCCTGTTTTTGCAATAGCAACTTCTTCTGCTACACGACCAGCTTCAAAGTTCTTAGTTTTTAGCATAACTGCATCTGCTAACTCATCTCTAGCAATTTGAACCTTTGTCTGCATTGCCTTAAAGTTTTTCTCAAACATATCGCGCTCACGTTTGTAAATGTCAGCACGACCTTTTTTGTAACCTTCCAGCATTCCATTCATGCCAGCCATAGCAGCATAAGCATTATCTTTACCGCCACCACCTATAGCCATACCAACAATACCCATCAAGCTAAAAAATGTTGCAATGTCTTCAGCGTTATCTTTGGTAGGAACAAATGCAGAATTTTTCAAACCTTCTTGCGCTTGTTTTAAGGTTTGACGTTCTGGCATAGCAGAAAGCTCTGTTGCTTCTTTTTGTAAACTTGCTTGTTTACTTTCTAGTCCAGCAACTTTTTGTGCTTGTTCTGCTTGTAATATCTCTGACTCTGCTTGCAAGGCTTGTCCACGTAAACCAGTTTCAGCAGTGCGACGTTCTTGCATTGAAGCAGCCATATTTCCGGTGCTTATAGGAGCTAGTTTTTCATTAGGAATATCTCTTGTCATCCTTTCCGTAATAGGCAACGGTGGAATATTTATTCCTAGTGCGGCATTTAGTTGAGCGTCAGCCATAATTAAAATCCTGTTTAGAGAGGCACACTAGCTGGCATACCAGCAGCAATGCTCGCCATGTTAGTAAAGTACGTGTTAGAGAGATTAGCTGCATAGCGATCAGCTTCTAATCCTGTACGGATAGCACCTAACATTAACTGGTCGCCAATATTGCTGATCTTCTGTCCGTAATCAAACTGGTTCTGCAATAAGTTTTGACGGAAAGCCTCTACTTGGGCAGCAGTTTGTGCAGCACCTACACCGCCTCTAGCTTCAGCACCCTGTGCCAACCTAGCGCGTAGCGCTTGCAGTTGTTGCTGGCCTTGCGCTGTTAGTTGACCCTCTTGCGCTTGTTGCGTCAATTCCCTACCACGCTGTTGATACGGACGAGCTAACGCTTCTGTCTCACTACGAGCTTCACGACCTTGCTCTGACGCTCTCCTAGAAGCCATTACACCCTGAAGGGTTCCCAATCCAGCCAAACCTAACCGAGTAAGAGCTTGTTCACTTAAACCTGTAGCAGCAGAGGCTCTTTTCATCATTCCGGGAGTTGTTTCTCCGGCTAACTCTCTATCTGCTCTCATCCTTGCATCTAATGCAGCATTACCAAGAGTAGCTGCACTAGCGCGTTCAGGCACAGCTAGATCAGGAGCTAAAGCACGACTTCCAACATCAAATCCTTCACGACCACCATCCATACGAACGCCACGTATGTCACGGATATTTGGCTGAATTTCGCCAGCATACCTACTAGGAGCAGTTTCAATATCAATTGGTAATTGACTTGATCCTGACGCATAATAATTAAAGTCGTTTTCTCTAGCAGGAGAAGTAGCTAAATAATCATCTATGCTGCTTCTAATATTTGCTTGTTGAGTTGAATCCATTAAAGGAAACTGCTGACTTCCATAATCAGGAGTAAAACCAGCGTCAGCTACTTGTCTTGCTCTGCTGCTAGAACCGCCATAGTCAGCGCCATAAGCATAGTCATCGGAAATACTAAAATATTCAGGCAATCCAGTAACAGGGTTGCGTTCTTCTGCGCCACCCATCTTTCTTAGCATCTCAGCTTCTTTAGCATTGATATGCGCTAGGATGGTGTCACCGCGTCTTCCCTGTGATTGTAAAAATTGCGCTATAGCTGGTATATCTATGTCAGCCATAACATCCGTCTTTAACAGTCGAGCAATTTGTTTTGCCATTTTAGCCACCCAATTCGTCTTTAAGTCTCAAGGATTCTACGTTCCAAACATTCTTGCGTCTGCCTAACCTGCTACCAAACAAAGCCTCACCCGGATCACCAACACTTAATGCTTGTGATAATGCTTGCATACTCGCTCGTTCTGCCGTGGTAGGAACTCGCGTTTTTGTCGTTGTTTTTGTAACGTTATTACCAGAAATTAAATCTAGTATTACTGGTTCTATAGGAGGTTTTGTTACGGTTGTATCTTCTGTTTTTTTTGTTGTTTCTGTGTCTTCTATAATTTTTGGTGGCTTTAAAATGGTTTCATCTTCGTATGTAACTTCTACCGGAGGTAACTTTGGTGTATTTAATATAATTTCATCTTCGTATGTAACCTCAACAGGAGGCAATTTTTTGTCAACACCAGTTGAACCAGTGTTAGTTCTAAAACCATCATTTACTCTTTGCAACAAAGATAAACCATCTTGTTCTGTTGGAGCAACACCGCCTACAAAACCACCCCCGCCACCCCCGCCAGCCCCGCCACCCCCGCCAACAGCACCAGTAGAGCCAGCAGTAGCACCAGTAATAGCGCCAGTACCAGCGCCAGTAGCGCCAGTAGCGCCAGTAATAGCGTCCACAGCACCCGTAGACGATCCACCACCAGCAACGCCACTAATACCGGGTTTTATAGGAACATTTGACCCACCACTTCCACCTTTACCTCCACCTATTATTATTGGTTGTTTAGCAGTAAGGTCTGTAGGATCAAATGTTTTACCGCCAGTAACTTCAACAGGAGATAACGTTTTTATTTCTGTTCCACCAGCAGTATCACCAACACTAGTAACTGGACGAGCAGTTACTTTTTTATCAATAGGATCAAAATAGTAAGTTGTAGTTCCAGACGCGTCTGTAATGTCTCTTGTTTGATAAGTTTTACCTTCAACAATAATATTTTTTACAGGGCCAGCTTGTTGATTTACTCCTACACTAAATTCGCTACCGTCAAACAATGGTTGATCTGTACCTATTCCTCCGGGAACAGCAGACGTTAATCTTTCTCCACCAATAGATGATAATTCTGCTGTTGCCTCTCCAAGTTGACTACCAATACCCGGAGTTCTTGGTTGGCTAAACGCTTCTTCAAATTGTTTGTAATAAGAATTTGCTTGTTCGTCTGTAGATGTACCCGGTGTTTTTTGTTTGGGTTGATTAGAAACGTCTCCAGCATAATCTACGCCAGCCATCAAAGCCGCATCTACTGGAGACACTCCTAGCGTAGTATATTTTGTGTACTCGCCTATTGCTTTTTGAACTAACGGATCATCAACTGCAAATTGTGCAATGTCAGCAATTGCTCCACCTACTGCTCCAGCAATAGCATTTTGCCCAACATCTTGCCCAGTTATAAGTGCAGCAACAGCTTGTCTTTCCGCATTTATTAATGCGCTTGCAGTTGTAGGACTAACAGTATTTGGAAAAAGATTGGCTATGTTTTTATTTATTTCATTTAATGTTTTTGGAATTATTTTAGAAGATTCAACTCCCGGAATTCCAGCGGTTAAACTATTAGCGGCAACAGTAGCCGTAATATTTCTAACAACATCTTCCGGTGGTGCTCCACTAGCTAACTGTGCCGCAGCATTTATACCTACTTGCTGTGTAAACGTAAAATTAGGATTTCCAGTAACATACGCAGAAATAACCATTGGAGCGCCAACTCGCAATGCTTCCAAAGGCAAGTCATACCAGTTAGATTTTTTAACTGTTTCTGCCGTAAACGTAGTTGCTACAGGATTTCCTTCTGCATCTTTTTGCGGAATTAGTCTTCCAGTTCCGTCATCTTTATAAAAAACAGAAGCGTGTTTATTTGTTCCATCTATGGAATTTGTTACGTAATACATTCCATCTGTTTTTTTGTCTATTTCTTTTAATAAATTTATATTATCAATAACAGTTGAAGTACGACCTCTGTCAGTTATTTTTTTGTAATAATTTTCAACAGGAATATTGAAAATTTTAGCTGTATTTATAAGTTGATCTGTTGAGTATCCTGAAGTCAAACCAAATATTTCTCTGCCTCTTAATATAGAAGAAGCATCAGATTTAACATTCCATCCAAACTTGTCAAAGTTACTTCTGTATATATTTGATGGCATCATATTTGTGCCATACGATCTAACATAAGATGGATTTGTTAAATACTTATTCATTGTTTCATCTATAGCATTCCTATCCAAAATAGGAAAACCTGTAGATGAGTCAATATTTGGAGCTATACTTTTAGGCGCAGCAACGGGTGCAGCAGTAACAGGCGCAGCAGGAGGCGCAGCAGTAGTCGTTGTGGAATAAGAAGTAGGTTGACTACCAATATATAAAGTAGGTTCAGCAGCAGGAGGAGCAGTAACAGGAGGAGCAGTGGGCGGCACATAACTTGGCGGTAGAAATGGGCCATAATCGTACTGAGATGGAGGCGCAACAGGAGCAGCGTTATAAGCTGCCGCAGCCTGAAGCATTGCTTGTGCGCCAGCCATATCGCCTGATCTAGCAAGTTCAAGTGCTTGAGCAGCGCTAGGTATAGAATTTGAAGTTGCCATATAAATAGCCTATTTTAATTTGTTGTTGAAATACCTAAAGCTGCAACTATCTGCGTATGAATGTAATAGTGATTAGCTATCCAATCATAAAAAGCTTCTTCTTTATTCCAATCAACATCAAGCAAATTAAAAGGATTATTTAGATTTAAATAGCCAGCAAACGATTGATGCTCTACCTGATGCGCCATTAACCAATCATCAAGATTGTCAGTATTGGCTTCCATCAACGGATACGCAGGAACCGTTTTCCCTTCATCCATTAAAATCTCACGGAACAATTTGTGCTGCATTCCGTTCTCAAACAAAAACTCTTGCAATGAATCAACATCGCCAAACTTGACGATGCTCAATCCATCCATATTCATTTGTCAGCCTTGTTTTCTAAACGATCAAATATCTTGCTCAACATTCCTTTTATGTCTTGTATGTCGTTTCTGTAATCATCACGATTGACATAAATCATCGGCATTTCAGCAATTCTGTCTTCAATTCTAATAATTGAACGTGAAATATTATTTAATATCCAACCAAAAGCACTACCTGCCACCATGAAAAGAACATTAATTAAAAATTGAGGTTCCATTTTTAAACACCGTAATAAGGAATTTTTTTTGCTGTTCCATTAACAATAATTGTTACATAGCCTTCAGGAGCAAGTGGCAAGCTAGGATCAGGCATTGCAGCCGTATTGCTTGTTGCTAAGTTAGCATATAAATTAGCAGTAATAGTAACATTTGACAATGTTGCGCTACCGCCTGTAATAACCACAGCATTGGCATTTTGAGTTGCCATCGTGCCAAGACCAGACACATTTGCAGTGGAAATAGCAATAGCAACATTAGCAGCGTTTGTAATCCTGCCTTGTGCGTCAATTGTGATTTGAGAAACGTCAGTTGCAGTTCCGTAACTTCCAGCGGAGACTGCGGTATTTGCTAAGTTGAGTGTGACATTACCTGTCAACGCGCCACCACCACTTAATGCAGTGCCAGCAATGACATTGACTGTGTTTGCCGCAGCACCCACATTAGCGGCATTTAAAACTACTACACCTGTTTGACCATTAACAGACTGCACAGCAGGAGATTGATCTATCTTCTGCCATACTGAGCCATTAAATATTGCCCAATCACCAATCTGCCAATCAGAAATACCATTAAGATTAGTTGTGCCAGCAACACTGACAACGTAATAATGGTTTTGTGTACCAACACTAGAGGTAAGTGCTGGCGAGTTTGCATTGGCATCCCATGTGCCTTGATAAGACAGTGTTCCTGTCGCTATACCACCGCCACCAGCTACTTTTAACATGATTACTCCTTATAGCCCATCGCCAGCAGTAATGTAAACAGTCGCCGTACCAGAAGCAGTTACTCCAGTGAAGTAAGCATTTGGTACAAACGTTAATATTTCGTCTGTGCTTGGCAACAATGGAAAAGCTTGTTGGCTGCTACTTACCAACGTGGCTGCGCTATTAGCAGCATCAGCAGTAGTTCCGTAACCAAGAAACACCATTCCAGTACCAGCATTAATAACGCGATATTGGTTTCCACCTAACGTACTTGAGACACATTGAACTGGCGTAGGTGCAGTCGTTGCCGCTAAAAACGTGACGGTGTTACCTGTCTTTGTAAACGCATTAATCCCCATTTTGTACCTCCCAAGCCTGTGTTGATTCGTTCCATGAATACATTTGAGCATCAGTTGGCATTGCTACTGGAGGCTCCCAGTTTGCATCAGCATTTAACGTCCACGAAGGATATGGTTGCGGAGCCACAAACGCATCAATGTCTGCATGGTAGGTGTAACCAACACCAGCATAGTGTTTACGCAAGTTTCCGTTATAACTGGTTTGCTTCCACGTTCCACCAAATAAACGCTCACAAAATGCAGCACCTATATATTCTTTTTCTACACCATGTGCATCTGCTGTATCTTTGTTATCAATAACAATAACTCGCAGCACCACATTATTAGCATCTAGTTCAGCAAAATGTGCCATTACGCCTCCAATTTCAAACCAGTAAGTTGCATTTCATCCCCAACAATGCCAACCGGGAATGTATTAAACGACATACTTATTCTTACATCCTCACTTTGAATTGTTGGTACGTTATGTTCTAGCGACGATGGGAACAATATTAATCTTCCTTTAATTGCTTCAAACCACCAACTTTCAGAGTTATATAAATTCCAATCTTCAGGAGGAAACTTAATCTGTTCCCAACCAGAACGATAAAAATAAATTCTGTCATCAGGGTTGGTATTTAAATAAAACACACCTGATACAAAGCTATTCGGGTGCGCGTGTTTATGATGATATTGACCTTGCTCAGAATAATTAAACCAAGATTGAGTTACTCGAAGATCAACGTCATGTTTGGGATTGCTGGTAGCTTTAAAATATTCAGCAACACAACCCTCAATCCAATCTCGCAAGGAAGTCATTACAGGATCGCGCAACACAAAGTTGTTTACGCTAGTTGCATTTCCTTCATTTCCTCTAGTTTCCTGACCACGAACGAACAACAGTTCCTCATCGGTAAACTCACGATCTAAATCAAACATACCGATTGGCGTAGGAAACAGGTTGTGCATATTCATGCGAGTGCCTTTTCTAGTTCTTCTTCCTCTTGCTTCTGCTGCTCTAACTGTTCAGGTAGCCAAATGGTTGGAATGCTTTCCTCAAACTCTTTAATCTTCTCCATCACCCAGTACACTTCTTCCATGCTCGGGCAAGGTCTAGGATCATCCCAACGAGTGAAAACGTTGTTGCTTATTTCCCATTTAGCGTTCGGACGAAGCATCTGCATTGCAACGTCGATGCCGTAGAAGCGGTAGATTTTTTTCATGGTTATGAGTTGAGTTTGATAATTACGATACCGGAGCCGCCAGAGCCGCCTCCTCCAGCAGTAGTTCCGCTACCTACACCACCTCCACCGCCGCCTGTATTTGCGGTTGCATTTGTTGCATTTGCATTACTTGCTCCAGCACCACCTCCACCAGACCCGCCGACGCCAGCCGGTTGATTATCATAAGCACCACCACCACCGCCACCAGAATAAGTTACTGAACTTCCAGAAATTGAATTTGATGTTCCATTGCCTCCTGCGCCCCCACTAGAAGACGATCCATTCGAACCAAGAGCAGATGCGCCGCCGCCGCCGCCACCACCGTAAGCAGGAGCAGAAACAATCCCATCGCCACCGTTGTTTCCTTGCGACGGACTAGTTGAAGGTGTATTTCCCAATCCCCCCGTGTTGTTATTTTTTGAGCCTCCTCCAGAACCACCGTTTCCACCGGTGCTAAGAGCAGCGCCAAATCCACCGCCAGCAGAAGTAATCGTAGAAAAAACACTACTTGATCCGGCAGAGCCATTATTTGGCCCACCTGATGCGCCTCCATTCCCGCCAGCACCGACAGTAATCGTATAGGTCGTGCCAGCGGTTACTGAAAGACCAGTTCCAGTTCTAAAACCACCAGCACCACCACCACCTCCACCATTAGTATTTGCGTTAGCGCCTCCCCCACCACCACCACCAGCCACGACAAGATAATCAACGCTGGTCACACCAGTAGGGCAAGTCCAGAGTGATGAGCCTTTAAAGGCAAGCACACGGTTAGCTGGTGTTTCGTATTTAAGAATAACTATGCCAGAGCCACCAGCGCCACCAGCACCAATTCCAGTTGGTGGGTTGTAACCACCTCCACCACCTCCACCACCTGTATTAGCAGTTCCACTAGTTGCAGTTGTTTGATTGTTTGTTCCTGCACCACCACCACCTGCGCCGCCAGAACCAGCAGTTCCACTATATGGACTGTCAATTCTGGATGCCCCGCCGCCACCGCCGCCATAAGTAACAGATGAACCTGAAATTGTTGATGCTGTACCAGCACCACCACTTCCCCCAACAGGGGTACTCATTGATGCAACTGCATTACCACCTACCGCGCTGGCTCCACCACCACCACCGCAAGCAGAAAAATTATTAACTAAATCCCCGTCACCCCCATTGTTGCCTTGTGATGGACTTGTTGATGGAGTATTCCCATTACCTTTTGTTGAATTATATTGCCCACCGCCGCCACCAGAACCGCCAGAAGCAGCGTTTACCGTATATGAGCCGCCATAACCTCCACCATTAGATGTAATAGTAGAAAAAATGGAATTAGAGCCACTAGTTCCTATATTTCCAAGACCGCTAGCAGCTCCGTTTCCACCGCCTCCAACAGTTATTGTGTACGTTGTTCCAGCAGTTACTGAAAAACTAGTTCCAGTTCTAAAACCACCAGCACCACCACCACCGCCTAATCCAGAGCCACCACCACCACCACCAGCTACCACTAAATAGTCCACCTGAGTGACACCATCTGGACAAGTCCAGTCAGCAGTAGCGTTAAAGGTTTCTATGATGGTCAAGCCGCCGCCACCTCCGGCAGCGCCGTAACCCATCAAAATAGATTGTAAAATTCCTGTCATGACAAACCTGCTCCAGAAATAAGCCACGAAGTGCTTGTAATTTTGACGCAAGTTGCTACGCCATTTGCAGTTAAAGTGCGTGAGCTAGTGTTAGAAGAATTTGCCAATGTCATTGTGTCTGTAGTAATTGCAATTGTTACATTATTAGCAGAACCATTAATAATCGTAACTGCTGAACCCACAGTAAATGCAACATTAGAATTTGCAGGAAAAGTGTAAGTCGCTGCGGCCTGACCTGTTGGGTGATAAATATGTTTACCAGCATCACCTAATACTACGTTGTAATTACTGTTTTGACTATTTTGAGGAATGCCAATATAACCAGCAACAATTGCGCTATCTGATACAGCATTACCAACTGTTGCATTGTTTAACGTAACATTTCCTAAAGAACTGCTTGTACCACCCAACGCAATAGTGGTGTTACCAATAGTGACGTTGCCAGTAACAGCCCCCGGAGCTTGACTTTCCCAAGCCGATCCTGTTGATGTTAGAACATTACCTGATGTACCCGGAGCTACAGTTTTGACTGCGCTTGCAGCATTACCAATAATGACATTCTCAGAGGCTAATGTAGTTAGACCCGTTCCACCTTGAGCAGCAGTAATAGGCGTAGATACACTACTAATAGTGACATTAGAAAATGTCATGTTATTTAGCGTAGTAACGGTATTACCAAGCTGAACAGCAGTATTGCCTATAGTTATTGGCGTAGCAAAGTTGTTATCTAAATTAGATAACGGAATGGTTGTTGTTGCATTCGCAAAAGTATTTGGCACTGGCATTTTAGAACCTCGTTCTTAGTTCATGTTCAAATTGGAAACCGTTAATAACAATTGGTGTTGATGTGCTATTAATGGTTATACCTAAATATTTACCCCACATCTCAGCGTCAGATTTGTATAAATAATAGCCAGCTCCCGGAGACGTATTAGCAAGCCAACTAATAATTGCATTAACATTATTAGACCACTGTATTTCTTGGCTTGAATTATTTGTCCACTCTATTGCATTTTGAAATTGTATAGCTGGAGACTGCGCCGACTCTGAATCTACATAAGCAGTAAGATTTGTAGGAGAAGAACCTAGCGTTGCCTCTATACCAATCTTCAATGCTTGTTTATCACGAATGGGATCACCCATTGCATCTAATGATGTTTCTAAAATAATATCTACTGCAACAGTATCATCACCATATAGCTCAATAAAATTAGTGCCATTTGTGCCAAAGAATTTAATCTTACCGCCTGTAGCAATAGAAGATATTAGCTTAATATTATTTTGATTAGAAAAAAACCATTTCTTCTCAAAAAATATTGCTTGTATGTAACGATATGTTCCAGAGTCGTTATACCGTATATTAAACGCAGCACATAATATGCTATTTAACAATACTTGACCTGCCGTAACTGTTGCCGTAGAAAAATCTATATTTGGGAACAGCCCGTCAAGTGGATCAGAAATCTTTGATGTAGTAGAGCCAACAAGAGCATATACGCCATATTCGTTCATAAACAAAACAGAACGGAAATAAGGAAATATTGCGTACTGCAAACGTGATCCTACAGAAGCACTAATGTTTGTATTTGTAAATAAAGTAATACCTGTCTGATCTACACGCACATCCGAGAACACGTTAATGCTGTCCTCACCAAAAATGTACAGAAAATTATTGGCAGACAGTAATTGAGTAATGTTACTGCGTAGTGTTGCGTCTGTAATTGTAAATACGCCAGAAGATAAACTAACAAAATCAGAATATGAACCAGCCGCCGAGTAGCTTACAGAACGCCCTTGCGCTACCCAAGACCGCCCTGAAAATGTTTGTATGCCTGTAACTGGATTACTGTTGATAATAGCTTTAGCGGCTGCATTTGAGCCACCACCGCCAGCAATAGTCACACTAATATTAGATGAGTTGGTATAGCCAGTACCATTGTTGGTCATAATCACTTGGATTACCTGACCACCAGCCAAAATAGCTGTACCAGCAGCGTTTGCACCGCCGCCTCCACTTATAGTTACCGTTGTATTGGAAACATTTGTGTAACCAGTACCACCATTAGTTACCAATACAGTTACGGTTCCCCTTTTAAATGTAGAAATACCAGCAATTGCTGCCGCATTACTTCCACCACCACCAGATATAGTGATCGTTGGTGACGATGTATAACCAACACCTGCCTCAGTAATCGAAATTCCAGTAACTACATTAGCAGTCAAAATGGCTTCTGCTTGAGCTTGTACGCCACCTGTTTCATTAGGAGCTGAAATAACTACAGAAGGTGTAGTCGTGTAGCCAGTTCCTCCATTAGTAATTCCTATGAATCCAACGGAACCAATAGAGACAAGGTTAGTGCCATCCCAACTGTAAACACCATTATCAGGATCACCGATCAAAACGCGCTCATCTTTAAACTGCGTTATGTTGACCCTTGAGTTTGAAAAAGTACCACTAACAGCAACATTTCCTTTTGTGCTTGTCTCTACGTCAACATACTCACAACGACCATCTTCTTGAAATGCAAGTTGATAGTCTTTGTTGTTTATGTTTGCGGAAACTAATGTACTAGCAACATTTGCAAATGTTACTGCCGTATTTTTTTCGCCTGATATAGTTTTAATATTTGCATAACCAATAGGCATGGCATTCTCTAGCCATGAAAACTCACCTTCCTCTAAGGCAGTACGGTTTGCTTTCGTGTTTACGCCACGAAATTGCTTAATTACTTTGTACGACTTTTTTTGTTCAGCCGCAGCCATAATTAAAATGGAGTGCTATAAGGGTTAGGAATGCGTCGTGTCATGGTTGTAACCAGAACACTACGAACTTCTTGTGCATATTGTTGTTTGTAAATTTCAGATTCCCCATAACTCTGTTCTTTAAACTTCGCTTTATGAGCAGCAAAGTAAGCTACTGGCGTAGTGTATGGCTCAATAAGAACATCAACCTCGTTAGATGAAACAAGGTCATCAGGCAGCACAACCGTATCCATCTCAAGGGTGTACACCTGATCTGGAACAGGAGAGATAAAAGCTGTCTGCTGTCCATAAACAGTGAATGCTACTGGCCTACCTATGTAGTTTTGCCAATAACGTAATTGAGCGTTGAACTGAGTCCACGGCAAATACTGCAAAGGAATGCGACTGTTTCCCCAATAAATGTTGATATTTAAAATATCAATCGTATTTATGCTGTCAGGGAATGATGCGTAAGGTAATTTTTCGCAATTACCAGCATATTGCAGCGTAGCAGTTCCGTCAGTAAATGGTGTTGTTGGGGGATACGCATAATTTGATGCTGGATAAGGAGGTGCTGTAGTTCCTAAAACACCAGCTACAGTTACTTTGTAAATGAAGATGTTTGAAAATACGTAGTCATTTAACGCAACAGTAGCACCAGCAGTCCAAGCAACAGGATTTGCTCCACCCGCTACGGGAGACATTGGAGTTTGTGATACTTGGATTTTTCTTAGACAACCAGTATCCCTAACTGTTTGCTTACGGGCTTCATTAATGTAGTCCGTTAGTTCAGAGTCAGAATAGAAGTTTCCGTTGGCATCATGCAGCAGCCTACGAACTTCCGTGATGTAACCGGATAAAGTTGCCATTTAATTGCCATAATTAAGCGGCTTTTTCGACTTTTCTCCCCACCCCCCGTAAAGGGATAGGTGGGGGTACTTGGTCAATCGCCGGGGATAAGGAGCGATCCTGTACTGGCATAGATTCGGTAATGCTAAATTTTTCAAGAATTTCCAACCCGCTAGGAATGTCATTCTTTGTTTTAGCAAAACCGAGTCTAGCCAAAAAAGGTTCTTTATTTTCAGAACCATAACCAAATATGTGACGGGCAATTTCTATAGGTACTTCAACAGATTCGTCCACAGGGAACGTATATGGTTTATACGCATATTCATCGACAAGCGGTTTTTCCCACTTGTTAGTCACATATACAGTCGTCATAGAGTTACCGCATCTCCGTAAACCACAATGTCGCAAGTTCCGCTGGATACGGCGGCAGGTACGTTGACGTACAACGAACCCGACGAATAAACAGCAGTAGCAGCGCCAGCAGCAAGAGTTAAGTCTTGATACGTGGAAGTGCTAGTTACGTTGCTTAGCGTTGTCAGTGATGCAACCGCATTTGAAACATTACCATCGTTAGAGGTGGTAACAGTCACATTTGCAGTTGCAATCGACTTGTTTGCATTAGCTACCGTAATCCTGCGAACAATGTATGAACTTGCTCCGACAATGGGAATTTGAACAACAGCATTGGCAACAGAACCCACATTAACGGTTACAGATCGACCAAGTGCAAAATTACCAAAGCCATTTGGGAACAATGATCCTACATGGTTAGCATTCATGTTGGCTCCTTATGCGTAAGTCTCACTAACCGCTTGACCCTGATTCACTTGGAACAGAGTAATGGTTGGTGTACCAGAAAGGACATTAGCACGAATGTTTACGCCATCAGCGATAAAGTAGCCACCAGTATTATTGGCAACTACAACCTGATACGAAGCATTACTGATGTTTCCAGTTGTGTTCGTATTCAGTTCGATAGTGACGTTAGCAGTTGGAGCAATGTAATAATCGCCAGCGGGAACAACGGCAGTTGCATTACCCAAAGCATATGCTTGAATAAATGCACCAGCAGCGTTAGTTGATGCACCAGCTACGAGGATTTTATTAGACATGACTATTTCTCCTTACAATGTGAGCGAGTTATAGCCTGTCACCTTGGTCATGGATTTGGGCTTAGTGTTGACCAGTTCAGCGATCATCAGCACAGCACCAACATAACCAATCTGCCAGTTAGGAAGTGTCGATTCAAAACCTGTAAAGACAAACGAACCCTGCTCATGGATATAGAGCGACAGGTAGTTGCTGTTCAGGAAGTAAACCGTTCCTTCAGGGCAGTACGGATCAGGATAAATAGGAACGCCAGCAACCATCAAAGCGCGGAAGCCAGACTGAGGGCCATTGGAATCGCCATCAAAACCGGAACCCGGTGTTAAGACGTATTGTTCTTGACCGACATAATCTTGTGCCAGCAATGTCCAAGTGCCAAATCCGCATACGCCAAACGTAGGCACTTCTGCGCCATTTTTGACCGTACCAGAAATGTACTGAAGGATATTCTGACGAGTTGGGTTTACAGAACCAGCAGCATACTGCTTCGACTTCCACCAAGTATAGGTAGAGCGATCAATATTGCCGTAAGTTCCAGAATCAGACACCGCCGCTGGCAAGCCAGTGAACTGCTGAGTGTTTGTCGTGTTGTTGTACAGTGATGTCGCCATAGCATCCATCATCACGTTAGTCGCGTCATTCATACGCGCTTCGATCAGAGGAATAACAGCTGCATCTTGCTGGACTGCGCCTTCCATACCGAGGAACGGTACTGGTGCAATCATCAGCTTCAGGTTGAATTCAGCGTTGTAAGCACCCTGTTGGACAGAAGGCTGAGCGAACGAGCCGCTGTAGTCTGACCACTGAGCGTTTACGAACTGAGAACCCTGAACAGGTACAGTTACAGAGGAAACACCACCAGAAGCAGACTGACTGTTAGCAATCAGTGCCGCCATAAGCGGTGTTGAATTATAAAGTTGTACTACCAGCTTCGGGATAAATGCCCTACGGGTAACGTAGGTCAACTCTGTGAATTGAGTGGAACCCGAAGCCGGAAGAATGCCGCCACCAATAGGCATAATCTATCTCCGATCTAAAAACATCCCCTACTTTAATTACAACCCTAATGGTTTAGGATTGCGCCGTAAATCAGATAGTGCTCTTGCTGCCTCATTTCGCGCACCTTGAACGGGATTCTTCCAATACGCTGACAAGTCAAACTTGCCAATCGCAGAAGGATTATATCCAGTTGGTGTAGGTGCAGCGGATTGATTCATGTACTTCCAGTAATCAGCAGCAACTTCATGGTTAGTAATACCTTTTTCTAGCATTACTTTCTCCACTTGTTCAACCTGTTCGTCATTTTCAACCAAGCCCATTTCTTTTAATCTGCTACGACGCTTGTTCAATTCATCCATTGCATCTTTTTGCTGGATTCTTGCTTCAAGGTGAGCAACTCGATCATTTGCTTTCTGAACAGCGTAATTGGTTGAATCTTCAATTTCGAGTTCAGGAATCGGCATATCCGGTTTGGCTTCTTTCGTTAGACGCAAGAAAGCTTTGCGGGTTTTTGGATTCTCAGCAAGTTGACGAGCCAAAAGAGCCAGTTCATCACGGGCTTCATAGCTTAAATCTTCAAGTGACATTTGTTATCCCCTCAAGTAAACAATAAAAAAGCGCATTAGATAACGCGCTTACCGCCGGGCTTTTCAACCGTCATGCGATTTTTAGTTCCTGTTGCAGCGGCATTTTTCAATCCACCCATTTGCGAAAAACGAGGCACATTGATAATTTGACCATTCTGCTGTGTGTTATCAGTTGGGTTTCGAGGTGCAGCAGCACCACGGGGTTTAAAAAGATCCAAAATATTCTCCTTTACCTATTGTAGGCGTTGCCACAGCTTGTTACGAACAATGTCAGATACGGTTTTGCCGTCAACACCATAAATTTTCCCAAGCTGTCTAAAAGAAAATTTACCAGTCTTGTATTCATTACGAATACTGATAACTTGCTCAGATTTTAATTTATTTCTTCCGTGATTTTCACCAAAGCTGTGATTTCCGCGTTTTCTAGACTCTCTATCTTTTGCGTTTTGTTTATAGTCGCCAAGATATAAATGATCTGGATTTACACAAAACGGATTATCACACTTATGCAAAACAAATTTATTAATTGGTATTTCGCCTTTGTTTACTTCATACGAAAAACGATGAGCAAAAATCCAATCTCCATTACCCGTTGCAAATTTTCCGTACCCAAATTTATTTGTTGCAGCATTCCAAACATGACAATCCATAAAAGGTATTAACTCAATTTTTGAATTAAATCTTTCTTGGATTGTAGGCATGATTTCTCCTTAAAATTACATCATTCCGGGAACTGCTGGCGCAGCAGCCATTGCTTTGCCTTCAGGTGTGGCTCCCCCTGCTTGCGGCAAGGTTTGCAACATTTGCAAAATTTCAGATTTTTTAAGTTCTTCCATACCATCAGAGCTTTTGCCTGTTAGTTCGGATAATACTTTAATTGCTGAAATAACTTTTTTGCCTTCTGCTGAATCAACGCCGATAGCTGGTAGTGCGCGTTTAATTAAATCCATTGCCAGCCCAAGATTAACCATCGCTCCCTCTTTAGAACCCATTTTCTGTTCTGGAGTGGACATAGGTGCTGCCATTGGGGATGAGGATTCTTCGGTTTCGACTTCTTCTGCTTCGCCTTCTTCCATTTCTGGAGCTTCAGGAGCAGGTTTTGATGCTTTTTGCTCCCCCATGAGGCGCATAATTTCTTCAGATGAGACAGCCATAATAACTCCGTATGAAATTTGACAATAGAAATAAACAAATTAGAAAGCTTTGTCAAGTTTTATTATCTTTTCATGCGTCCATAGGAGCCTCTATTTGGGCTTCGCTCCTGATATGTGCCTAAACGCTGAACGCGATATTCCAAGTTTGGGCCTCGCTCTTCCTGCTTTAATTGACCGGAAGTAACTCTAGGCTGATCCGCTTTTGATGTGGTATCTACGCCAGTTGGGTTCATGCTACCTCCTGTAAATTTGGCGGTGAACTAGGTTTCGGCTGTTGTTGCTGCTGCTGTTGCTGTTGTTGCATCATAGCCATTTGTTCTTGTTTTTCTTTATTTTTTGCTAGTTTTTCTTTCAGCAATTGCTTCATTGGTGGTTCTAGCAAGTCTAGCAGACCTTCTTGGTCAATAGCACCAGCCTGATGCAGACTGAACGCTAAGCTTCTCAAGTCTTCAGTAAAGATTGGGCTATTGCTATGAGCATCGACTTTTACAATATAGTCATCAGTAAATTGCTCAGGAATGAAATTATTACCATCATCATCTTTCAGCATGATTGGCTGGTATTTTTGTATGCACTTTAAGTAAAGTGTTGCTACTTTTTCAAGTGCGTCTTCAATAATCAGTGCGCGTTTCTTTGCTCTAGAACTACCAAGTCTTGATAGCGATTCTGCATGAGACTTAGAGCGAACTCCTGCTTCACCGCGACCAGCCAACACGGGAGTAATACCGCTTGCTTCTGCAAACATTGAGTCCACTTCTCTGATGACTTCAAAGAGATCGTTTGGAATGTTTGGCGCAAGACGTTCGACCTTTGCACTTGGCATATCACTAGCAAGCAGACCGCCAGCGCGATTAAGTGCAAAGTTCTTTTCATCCAAGATACCGTTAAAACCCATCAGTGCGGTAGGAGGCGATACTTGTTTCGACAGCAAATCAAGAATCTCGCCCATACGTTTGTTGCGTAGCTCTTGCAAAAATACTAATCGTTGTACTTCACTCTGTCCCCAATAATAATCGTACTGAGGATTAGGGCAGAACTGTACAAAAGGCAACTCGCCTTTTAGGAACATTTTTTCGCCCGGACGGTCATAAATAATAACGTCTGGATCAGCAATAGTTACGCATTGGTAATCGCCAATCTCGTCGTTAAACGCCCATAGTTCGTGCATCTCAACGGTGTCTTCAGCAACTCTGGCTTTATAACGATTCATGCCAGACAAATCCATATTGACGTTACCCATCATGCTTGGATCAGTCTGCGACATGATGATGCGGTCTATACCTTCGGGAATATCACTGGACTGTTCGTGGAATGATGAAGATACACGTTTCAAAATGCTGTCACGTTTAGGGTGAGCGTACAGTCTGGAATACAAGTCAGACTTTGTAATGTAGTACGTATGGACTAAGGCTTCTTGTCTGTCTGTGTACGGTGTGTCTTCACGTAATACGCCAATCGCACCCGGATCGACCATGTATGGATTCAAACTTCCACCGGGGCCAATAATGAGTTTGGTATATGAGGTGTTGTAGCACAGTGACCATAGCAAAGCGTTCGAGCAAACTTGGTCAGTATTTGAGCGCAGCCAATCATCATTAAGAAGCCGCTGCATTGAGTTAATTTTTCTTTGTTCGCCAGCTTGTACAGCAGCACCTAAATCAATTGAAAAACGTGTTGTCTCAGCAGAATATAAAAAGCTGCTTAGTTGATCTATGTGCGGATAAATTTTATTAAAAATGGCTGGCGCGTCTTCTGGAGCTGAACCAAAAAGAAAGTACGAGCGCAGTGCTGCGTAATCAGATTTACGCTCTTGCCTTGAGATTAAACATTTTCCTATGAGATCAAGATAGAACTGCTCTCTCTGTAGAGGCTCTGACGGGATTCTCATTTTTTATCCAATGATAAATTGTCTTGGTCTTGCATATAACTCGCAGGACGGGGTGGTGTCAAGTTCCCAACTTGGCTTGGCATGATACCAACTTGCTCACCAGCAACGGAAGGGAACATATTTCCTCTTAATAAGTTGCCCATTTCTAGTTTACCACCAGCTCCACCCCATATTGCAGCATCTCCTGCGCGTGGTTCGCGTGGAGGTTCTGGTACTCCCTTTGGATTTGGCTTGTTATTGCGTGAATAATACCCTGCTTGACTGTCACCTTCTCTTGCAGACTTGATATTTGTCATGTTGAAGTCGAGTGCAAGCTGGTTTAGTGTCTTGTCGTTGTGTTTTGTGGTGTCAGACTTGGTTCCAACGGGTTGTAAGAACACCATTTGGACGTTTTCACTGCATCCATCAGGGCAAATAGGCTCCCAAGCCTCAAAAAACCCATGTAAATCACACTTATAATCGTGCATAACGCTCATATCTATCTCCCCTTAATTTGCTCATCTAAACGGTAATCTGAGTAATCTAACCTGTTTTTAAGCCCTAATTTGAGCTTAATTCCATCATTTCCTAGCTGCAAGCCATATCCACGCACAATAACGGGCTTTGGAGTCTTCCTCCACTCCAGCCATTTCTGTCCAAACCGGATCATTACGGCTACTTCTCCGTTTTTCCACGCTAAATACGCCTTAGAAACGCGTCTTTGCACCAATTCCGTCATGTGAGTTCGGTCATAGAAGAACATATCGTCCATTCTTGCCTTATCTACCCCGGATAACTCGTAAAACAGGCGCATAGGGATGCCGCGCTTCTTATCTGCGCGAAATCGTTTCATGATTTGCTTTAATTCCTCTTTAGGAATGATGTAATTGTCATTACTGTCCATAAACTCCTATCCTTTTCAGGTAGTCGGATACTGTTCTGCCCACAACAATCTGTTCTGGCGTACTGTCTTCCTGCGTTCTGCTGACATTCCTTGTAATTTTCTGTGCAATTAAGCGAGGCTGGAGCTGTTCTGCATACGCAGCACAAGCCAAAGCAGTCGCCATGACACGATCATCCTTATTCCTACCAGATGCCAGAATAGAACCGCCATCACGCACGATGGTTTTCATCTCATCTATCAATTCCGTAGAGGTAATCGTCATCATTCCGCGCTCGAAGTAGTCTTTCATGTAGGAAAGCATACGTTCTTTGCTGGCAGAGGTAGTCAACCAGCCAATAGAGTTAGATAAGCCACCCATTGTGTCGTTACGTCGCCAGATGTAATTGCTCATTGAACCCAATACGTCCATCAGTTGATGTCCGGTTTTACCGCCCAACGCTGCCGCCTGTCGTTTTAGGTTACGTAGCTCGTTTATGACTGCCTGACCGGGGCCATTTACCTCTAAGTTTAATGTGGAGTTTTTGTATGCGCCAGCTAGGTGGGCAATTACCCACGCAAACTGGTAGGTATTCATCTCTGGTGTAGCAAACTCTGCAACTTGCTCCATACCGTCAGCATAGCAACGGAACACTTGTATGCAAAAGCGATCAGCCCAATCAGAACTGCCATAGGCAGGATCAGCACCAATGACATAAAAAGCTGTATCAATGGGTTCCTCCCATACGTTTAGGGTAGCCATTCTGTCTGTCGATTTTAAAACTTCTGTATCTATAAAGTTAGCACCCATGCTGTAGCGGTAGTGGTCGCACTTAATCTGCTTGGCTATCTTCATAGCGTCCGTACAACGGGCATTAGAGAAGAAGCTAGTGCCTGTCATGATGAAGGCATAGTCTTCCGTAGGTGGAAACTCTTGATACATCAACGCATCATCTTTGATGCCTTCGTAGAGCTTCCAGCGCCACCAAGCAATCTGCCGAGAGTTGATCTCTACGTTGTAGAGTTTCTTAATATCTCGCGTCCACTCTTTTTCTTCTGGCGTTAGCTTTCCATCCCAATACACTTTGTAGAGATTAGATTCGCCGGGTACAGAGTAGAGTTGGTTACGCCACCAGCCGCAGAAGATAGCGTGTTGAGAACGTGCGCGTTTAGCAGTGACGTACATATCGTGGAACATATTAAATCCACGCGCTGTGGACTCGAAGATATACAGTCGCTTCTCGTTGGTTTCAGCAAGGGATGCTAAGAGGGACGCTAATCCTTCCTCGTCACCCCACGACGAAGTTTCAGTTCCGTGAAGGAATGTAATACCCTTGCCACGACCAAGACTTCCTTTCGCTCTAAGCCCTGCGACTTGATAAAAGATTCGACTTCTGTTCTTGAGTGCAAGCGAGTTTCTATTGTGTGAGAGTATGGGTATCTTGTACTCTTTTGGCAAACCATCCATATAGGCCGTGAGTGTTCCTTTGAACATATCGCGGTTTTCTTCAGTATCTGTGACCAGTGTTCCATTAAGTCCATTGTTTAAATAATGCCAGTAGAGGTCGAGGGCTAGAGAAATAGTGGTAATACCAAGCTGTCGGCCTTTCAAGATAACGAAGAAGTGAATGTTATCTTTTAAGCCCTGCGTTATTTCATCCATTACATACGTCTGCGTACCTAATAAATTATCTAGGTTACGCAAGCCTTGTTCTTTTGTTTCAATTTGCAACTTAGAACAAAACTTATAAAACTGGTTGAGATTAAAATTCATATTATTGAATTATTTTATAGTTATAGTGTTTTGAGAATAGGTCATACGCTTGGCTTTCAAACGGAATAGTTTTTGTCTGTTCTTTGTTTAAATGCCACAAGATAGTGCTCTCATCTAGTAGCGTTCTAAATCGGCTGTGATGACCAAAAATCTTATGCGTGTTATCTAAGTCATGCACCTGATCGAACAAATGTTCAAACGAAAATAACTTGGCTTCATCATCTGGTGCAAACTTAACGCCTACTGATTCAAGCGCAGGACGCAGGAAGGCTGTTAGCTGTATGTCTTCATTATTGAGTTTGTGATCTTCATACCTAGACGGCATGATTCCATTTTTAACTAATGCAGACAGTAGCTTTTTACTGCGAAGACTAAACCCACCGTTTTGCACAATAGTGACGTTTGGATTTCCTATCCACTGGTAGTTAGTAACGAAGTTATTATTAACCAATCCAGCGTGTGTCAGTCCACCTATATAGTCATACTCTAGCCATTCGTCTTTCCAGTTGTCTGCATTTAGCGCCCATCCATCATGCTGAACAATCAAGGCGTAGTCTGTATCTATATAGTTCCATAAACTAAACATACAGAAACTACTGTAGGCAAAGTAATCCATAGGTGCAGTAATCTTCTGCGGAACATCACAGCTAATATATTTGTTAGTAATCAATAGTTGTTTTGATCCCGGCAAACAAGCAGCAGTTTTACGTAACGCAGGTAAGGCTTTCATTCCTTGATTATTGCCGTAGATAGCAACAACAGTAATGTTGTCGTAGTTCATTTAATCCCCCAAAAGTACAGATCATGCGCTTGGTCATCTACGCTAAACGCATACTCTTTAAACGCGCTGAGATCACAAGCAGAGCGAACATCCTCCTCCGTTAAGTTCTTGTAGTATTCACCGCAGTAGGGAGCGTCATGCGGGCTTGTACGGGGCGTTCCGTGTTCTGCCCTACCTAATGTCGCGCAGGAGAAGAAAACTAGTCCAGAGGACATTCTGACCATATTGGTAAACGTAGCTATCCACTCAGGGTTGTGTTCAAAACATTCACAGCTTGCAACCACATCAAAGCTTTCATCTTGGTAGGCAAGGTTCTCGCCTCTGGCAACCAAGTCCACATCTTTCCCCGGCCCAATATCGACACCCACATAAAGGCACTGCTGGAAGAACTCTCGTATAGAGCCATTAATGTTTAGGCTTCCAATCTCCAGCACATTCTTGCGGATAAAGTAATCAGGAAACTTCTCCCTCAAGCTTGCAACAAACTGCATTTGTGCAGGATGACTCATTTCTTTCTTCTTTCACCATCAAAGTTATCCAGATTCCAGTTGGCAATACGAAGCCTAGCTTCCTTGTCTTTCGCCACCCGCAGAAGCTCGTCCACTATCTCTGGCCTATACACCTCTCTCCACAGCTTTACTAACGCGATCTTCTCATCAGGTTTTATAGCCTTTATGGCTCTGTTCATCTCATTTTTCAAGATACGTCTGGAGAGCAATAACTCCTCCTTGTACTTATCCTGCGTAGAGTTCTCCATTTAGCACCTTCTTCATTCTCGACATCTCAGAGAGACATTCAGCCAACAAACCAGCAGAACGGGCTTGCTGACGACGCAACTCCATCACCAGCTCAGCATGGTTCATGCGACGTACTTGATTCCAGTAGTCATCCGCTTCCATATCCACATAGTCTTCATGCAACTCAATAACATTACTCATTCTGACCTCCATACACGTATCCCATCACCCTCACGGCGAGCAATAAACTTCACACCCAACTTCTTACCCGCCCTCCAATTACCGTTCAACACAACCTGCATCTGCACACCCTCAACGTAAAAGCTCTGCCCTACACCCATCTCCGCATACGGATAGCGTCTTACTACCCTCGCACCCGGCATAGGTACAGCATCATCAATAATAACTCCCATATCCTCACCTCTATCCATATCAATACCTCCTAGCCATAATCATATACTACATACAGACGAAAAAAAACCCCAGTACAAGACCGGGGCTAATGACCACGCCGAGTGTGAAGGAAAACGCAGTCAACACAGAAGGAAAATCAAGGTTGTTGGTACTCGCTGCGTCTGGCACGCCATAACCGCATAGGAGGTGCAGTCACCAGCATCCGCAAATACCAACACGACTGAGGACTGCCCGGGTCAGTCGGTTAGTCATCACCAAAGCAATGACACAATCCTCATGCGTGTAAACAAAGATTAACAGAACTCAGAAAAACAGTAAATTTCTTTGGGGAGGGAACGGAGAAGGGCACGCAACAATCAAGGTCAAGACCCATCGATATAGACAAAAAGATAATTACAAAAGCAGCAATAATAAGGGTCAGACCCTTTTCCCTTTTGGCTAGCGTATGCGTAGCAATCAATCCAGTACACAATGACTAGCAGCAGCAGCCAACCATTGCCCATAGCCAATTGTTAAATCTCGAGGGGATGATGAGACACATTCCCCCAGCCATAACCCCTATTACACAATAGACAACTGCTATATATTTATATTAACAAAATTATATAACAATTATATAAACACTCTATATATATTATATAGATATATATAGCCTATGACTATTGCCTATAAACAATACATTGTTAAATACAATGAACATAACCTATTGCATAATACTATAACCTATATATAATGCTTTACAGCAACACTGTTTTTAATAGTCAATTAAATAGGGGATTCGATATGACGACTATCTATCAGGAAATAACAGATTCAATCATTAGTGAACTAGAAAAAGGTGCTACGCCGTGGGTAAAGCCGTGGAATGCACCACAATCAGCGGATAAGAACATAGTCAGTGGTAACCCTTACCGTGGCATTAATCGGTTCATTACCGCAATGGTTAGTGGCATCAAAGGCTATAACAATCCAGCATGGGCAAGCTTAAAGCAATGGAATGAATTAGGCGGTCGAGTTCGTAAGGGTGAAAAGTCAACAAAAATTGTCTACTGGTCGCAAGCAAAAGATAAGAAAGCAGCAGCAGTCGGTGAAGATAAGTTTTATCAATTTGCAATGGCTTACAGTGTTTTCAATGTTGAGCAGGTCGAAGGTATAGATATTATTGCCAGCGACGATATTCCAGTCAGTGACAATCAAAAGATTGAAGCTTGCGAAAGCAGAATCATTGCTACACAAGCAAAGTATTCTATAGGTGGTGACACTGCTTGCTATATCCCTTCAATAGATTCTATTCGTATGCCAGCACTAAATACATTTCAATCCGCTGAGCACTACTACGCGACTTTCTTTCACGAACTAACACACTGGACTAGCGACAAAACGCGCTGTGATCGTGACTTATCTAAGGGTCGATTCGGTAATGCTGATTATGCTTTCGAGGAATTAGTCGCTGAACTAGGTGCAGCGTTTATGTGCCAGCAAATAGGTATCAAGGGCGACTTGCGACACGCTGGATATATAGACCATTGGCTTAAGTGCTTGAAAGCAGATAGCAGAGCGATATTTAAAGCCAGTGCACTAGCACAACAAGCCAGCGATTTTCTGCTTATGTGCGGTACTGATAAGCAGGAACTAGTCAACGACGAATTACTAGCAGCATAAACAATGGCAGGGGATTTCCCCCTGCTTTCCTACACTTTAGGAGATCAGACGATGATTTACGAACCGATAGAAGTATTCAAAGAGCAAGCAGGTTTAATTCCATCATTAGATACGCACGACAATGGTCAAAGCCAGTACGTATTACTTAATTTTGACGATGCACATGATCCAGAAAATGCCGGTGGGTACATTCGACTGACATTAGAAAACAATGGAGTTTACATTCAAGCATTTAATGCTGATGGTGACGTTATTTTAGATCAATCAATTCATTGCAGCCAATTTAAATAAGGGGATTAGATAATGTTTAATGATTATTACGAATTTAATATCGCTCAACAATTTTTACCAGCAATTATTAACGGCGATTATTCTGGATTAAATGATTTTGAAGTTAATTTGCTTGATGATTTTATAAATAAATATAGCAAATTAAACAATGCAACATGGGATATTGATCCCATAGAAAATCAAAGCAGCCATTTTATAAATTGTGACATTACCGAATTGTTTTCTGATTGTTATAACGTCAAGTTGCACTTTACTAAATAATTAAAGAGGGGATTAGAAATGAGATTAGACCATGCCAGAATTCTATTTGCTTACTTATCAAACTTTCCATTATCTGAAATGGAAGCATTAAAAAATGCCACTGAAACATGGGTAAATGCTGCTTTAAATGGTAACTATTCTGAAGCGGTAAATGCTAGGGCGGGATTTTATGCAACTGTAGCCAATGCAACTAATAACCTGATAGAGCACGATTTTAGATATATCGAGCAGGTTATTAACGAGGAAATAAAGGGCTAACAATGCTTAAAACATTACTTGAATTGATAGCAGGTACGCTTTGTTTCCTGATTATGTACGTGTTTTTTATCGTTTTATTATCTGTTTAATAGGGGATTAACATGGATTACATAAAAGAATTGAATCAACTGGTTACAGTTTGCTCAGAGCAAGCTCAAAAATTAGCACAAGAAAATGCTAATAATGGCAACTATGAACCATTATATTTATATTATAAGCACTCTACAGAATGGGAAAACGGGCACTTGTTAATGGTTCCCGATTCTAAAAAACAACCTGAAGGGTACATTTTAGCTACTGGTGCAGGTCTAAAATGTAATGTCGCATTCTCATACTATTGGCAATGGATTAAAGACAATTCAACGCGCTTGCCGATTCTGGCATGGGGAACAAATAAATTATGGGCTTAAAGCACTTTTAAGACGTTTAATTTATTCAGGCTAGTCTGGTATAGGCTAGCTTTTTTTATCGCCTTGTAGGCGGTTTAAATCAATTTAAAGGGGATATTATGGGCAAGCTTAAAGAAAGCATTATCGTATCAAGTGAATACAATGATTTAATTGTCGATGAAACAATAGATTACCAGCGAATAATTGATGCACTTATCGAAGGTGCAACTGCTTTCAGAATGTTGTCTAACCATTGTCCGGTTGACGAAAAGCATTATTTTGTAGATAAGCAGGATGAATTATTAAATTGTGCGGCAGTTATGCAATCTTTCGTATAAGCCGTTTTAAGACGTTTTCAGGGTGGGATGGTATCTTTCCATTCCCATGCCTGAATTTTCAGTCCTACGCGCCCGTATGCGCGTTTAAACCCTACTCTGGAGGAACTATGCCCACTCCTAAGAAACTCTACGCTATCACTCCGCTGGCACAGCCGGACGCGCAGCCGGACGCAAGACCCAAAAGGGTAAAACCCCAAGTCCCTAAAGCTACTTCAATCCTAGATCAGAATTTCAATTACACAAGTTCGGCAGGTACAGACTTGCGTGCCAAATTTAAAGCTATGGGATTCAAAACCCCGAAGGTAAAAAGAGTTAGGTAATTGTTACTGCTTAATTTTTAAGCACCTATTATAAGTTTTTATATAGAGATAAAGAAGATAGTCGATAGTTCTTTGTATAAAGAACTATTAATAGACTTTATATATATCAAGAACCATGCCAGATAAAGTTATCCACAGGTTATCCACAGATAGATAGTCCCTATTGCTATCAGAAAACCTATAATTATTATTCATAGACAATAATCCGCTAATCAATTACATTTCGTTTGCATCATCTTTTTTAATGACAACTAGGGGGATTTATGAAGTATCTATTCGCTTTGTGGTTAGCTGTTACTGCTCCGCTTGTGTACGCCTCATGCACGTATCACACCTACTGTGACGCGTCTGGACGCTGCACTAACTGTTCTACTTGCTGTTACGGAAACAACTGCAACACTACTTGCTACTAAACTAACTAGACAACCCTTTCGGGAGATCAGGCATGACATATTTAAAAGACATCAAACTGTGCGTAGATTGTTTTTTTTACGGCACACCACACAATCAACGTGATCGTTGCATAAACCCAAAACTAACCACAGTTGATTTAGTTACTGGCAACGCTGAGTTCCCCTACTGCTACGCAGAGAGACGCACCACACTGCCAAACCATTGTGGAGAGACAGCTACCCTGTTCGTTTTAAACAGAGAAGCAGAGGCAGACCGACTAGGCCGTTTAAAGGAGCTGGAGGAGGTTATGCGTGAAGCCCCTACCTTTTAGTCAGGATGACGTTAATCGCGCCATAGAGAGGCTTACGTCAGTTCTGGAGGACGAATTCGGGAATGACATTGCCGCATGGGGATCAGCTACTCTGGTGCTGCTCTGCTCAATCATAGACATGACAGAAGCAGACAGACAGGAGATTGCTGAGCTTATCTTAAAACAACCACATCACGGGGATTTGCAATGACAAGCGTAAACACAGATGATTTTGCACCAGAGGTACGTAATGCAGCATGGTGGTCAGGTGACAGCCGCCTAGCAGCTAATGGTAGGGCAGCAGACGCTATCCTTGTTAAGCAGGGAAAGAAGGAGCCGCCTGACTTATCTGACGTGGAGGAAGTACAAATGGGTAAGGTGATGGAGCCAACCATTGCCAGACTGTTCCAAGACAAGCACAAGATAGAACTCAAGGACGCTGACTATGTTCTTTCGCATAAGACTGAGCCGTGGCTTAAATCTCATTTTGATTACATCTCAGCAAATGGACGAATACTCGTTGAATGCAAAAACTACAACATGGGCGTTTTGTCTAAGTTCGACGAAGAAACAAACATGGTTCCTGCTCCAGATATGGCGCAACTCGTCCACGAAGCGGCCTGTCATAACGTGGATGAGATTTATCTTGCGGTCTTGTTTGGTGGACAGAAGTTCAGAACATTCCACTTCACAATCAGTCAGGAGATGAAGGATGAGCTTGTCAAAGAGATGGCAAAGTTTTGGGGCATTGTCGTATCGAATGCCGAGCCGCAGCCTAGTGATGTTGAGTCCACAAAGCTTATCTGGCCTATTTCGAGTGAAGAGACGGCAACTGCTACAGGCGCGGTGGAACAGGCTTGTTCTGTCCTTAGTGAATACAAGGCACGCATCAAACAACTTGAAACGGAAGCAGAGAAAGTCGAAGTTGCGATCAGGGAATACATGGGTGCGAAAGGTTCGCTGGTTAGCGTGGATGGAAAGACGCTTGTAACGTGGCGAAATTCCAAACCTAGTAAAAAGTTTGCGTCTGATTTGTTTCAACAAGCCATGCCTGATGTTTACCAGAAGTTTGTAATTGAAATGCCCGGCAGTCGTAGATTTTTACTTAAATAAGGGGATGAGAATGAATGTATTTCCAACGTCAATTCATCAGAGTGATGGAATGACATTAAGAGACTACTTAGCAGCACAAGCCATGCAATCGTTACTTTGGAATCCTGATGCTAACTTAGATTCAAAAGAAGATGTGTGTGCAGCAGCCTATGAATATGCAGATGAGATGATGAAAGCGAGGGCAACATGAGTAACATAGTTCCGTATCAAGACATAGAAAAGATGGCAATAGCAGTCGCTAAGTCTGGATTGTTTAACGTCAAGACAGCAGAGGAAGCTATGGCCTTAATGCTAGTAGCACAGGCAGAGGGTTCACACCCTGCTATAGCTGCGCGTGACTACCACGTTATCCAAGGTAGGCCAGCATTAAAAGCAGACGCAATGATGGCTAGGTTCCAGCAAGCAGGGGGCAAAGTTGAATGGACGGAGTACACAGATGAGCGAGTTACTGGTGTTTTTAGTCACCCCGCTGGCGGGAGTCTTGCTATTACTTGGACTATTGAAATGGGAAAGAATATCGGGTTGGTTAAACCGGGTAGTGGATGGCACAAATATCCTAGAGCTATGCTCAGAGCGCGCTGCATATCAGAAGGTATTCGATCCGTATATCCCGGCTGTGTCGCAGGTGTTTACACGCCAGAGGAAGTATCGGACATGGAGCCGCCAAAGCACCATCAGGAAGTCAACATGGGCAAAGCGGAAGTCGTGGTCGAAGAAATAAAGAAAGCCAAAGAAAGAAAAGAAGGTGAGATTTTTTTGCCACTGTTCGTTCCGGGGATAGAGGAGCCGTTCAGCGAATCAACGGATTTAGCAGAGTGGGAGATTTCTTTTCACGACATGGTTCACAAAATAAAGGCAAGCCAAAAGCTTAGCGGTGATACCAAACGCGACAAACTAAAGATGCTTAAAGACGCAAATACCGAAGTAATAGATAAATTGGAAGCACCTGCAAAAATGAAAGTCATGGCTGCTGCAAACTCTCTGGAGGAAGTATGAAGAATCACAACGAACGTCCCGGCAAGGGAGTGCTATTCACTAACGACAAACGTAAGACAGACACACAACCACATTTAAAAGGTGGCTTCACTGCTGACAGAGACATTAAGGCTGGTGAGTGGGTAAAGCTTGCAGGATGGCGTAAACCTACTCCAGTAGGGGAGCTTATATCACTGGCAGTGGATAACTTCATGCCTGATCCAAACTATAAGAAACCTTCTGAGGGCAGCACAGTACGTGAGTACAGTCCGAATAGGGATGAAGAAATCCCATTCTAGAACGGTATGTGATATAGTTACCTTTCTTGTTGTTGGAGGGTAACTATGAAAACTTGTGGCGAGTGCAAACAGGACAAGCCTTTATCGGAGTTTTATGTTCATAAAGCAATGCTTGATGGATATTTAAACAAGTGCAAAGAATGTGTTAAGTCCCGTGTAAAAAAACACAGGGATGAAAACATAGAAAAGATAAAGGAATACGACAAACAAAGGGCAAACTTACCTCATAGGATTCAGGCAAGAAAGCAGTATTCACAAAGCCCTAGAGGAAAAGAGGCTCATGCTAGAGCGCATAAGAAGTATGTTGAAAAGTTCCCAATGGCTAGAGCTGCACAAATAATCGTTGGTAACGCTATACGTGATGGCAGATTGATTGTTAAAAAAATTTGCTCTGTTTGTGGAAGCAATAAATTAGTAGAGGCTCATCATGATGACTACACAAAACCATTGGACGTTAGAGAGTTGTGCAAGAAATGTCATGCAGACTGGCATAGTCAAAATGAACCAATCTACAAATAAATATGGCTGCTAGTCGCTCACCCACACAACGAAGTCTTGAGTATTTAAGAGAGCAAGGCTACCACTGCGAGATTGTAGAGAAGTGGAATTCTTTTACCAAACAAAGAAAGGACTTGTGGGGGTGGTGCGACATTCTCGCTATACGTAAGGATGAAGTTCTTGCGGTACAGGTAACGGCTTCTGCTGTTGCTGACCGTATAAAGAAGATTCAAGAATCGACCACGGTTGCGCTAGTCAGAGATGCCGGAATAAGAATTGAATGCCACGGCTGGCGCAAGAACAGTAAAGGCAGATACGTCATTAGAGTGGAGGATATATCGTGAATGCTGCAAATTTTGATAAGTCTGAACG